AACAGCTATCAACACAGCTGTTGCATTACTGAGAACGGCCTCTGTAAATCTGAATATGCAAATTCAGGCTGGATTCACACGTTCCAGTTTGATAGACTTGGCTATATCACAAGCACATAGTGCTATAGCTAGTTTCAATGCAGCTATTCAGGTAAATCGTCAAGCCACAACAGTCCTTGACCTGGTTGTAGCTCTGCATAAGCAAGTGATCTTCGATATAGATATGCTGATATTAGCACGTAGATCTGTGCTCGCATCGGTTAGTCTATATGTGGATGATGGTTCCACCATCATTCCAAGTCCTGAGAGAACATTTACTGCAGGCAAGAGCAATCGCACTACTGCACGAGATAGTCAAGGCAGATTTGTGAAAGCTGCCTATGGTCGTACATACATCAAACCAAGCAGGTGATCTATGAGTTTCACTACTGAGCCAATCAATCAGTTGCCAATGATCATCAAAGATCCACAGAATGATCTGGATTACACAGTGTCATTCGTAGATTTCCTGGCCGAAACTGGTGACACAATTGGCAATATCGAAGTGACATCTGAATCAGGGAATTGTACAATTCATGATCCAGTCACTTCGGTTGGTAAAGTCACAGCTCGAATTTCTGGTGGAACATTGGGTCGCATAGAACCCATCAAGTACAAGATACAAACGGCTATTGCGCCGATCAAGGCTGCTGAAACCACAATCCTTCTAAAGATTCAGCAGGAGTAGATATGAGCCCGTTAGACCTCATTCGTTCACGTGATGGCAGCATGTCGTTGACAAAGCTGTCTGCCAGCACATTCCATGCGTTACTGGCTACTACGGTAGCTTGGTTGACATACAAGTGGCAGCGTTTCGATGAAACGATGTGGCTACTCTATTCTGCATTTGCGGTTGGCCATGCCACGTATGACAAGACGATGGCGACGATCAAAGACTTCAAGGATAGAAAACTTGAGTCCAACACTTCTGGGACTACTACCCAGGAGACTTCGACAACTGTCAGGACGAAATGACCGTTCACTTCAAGCTCTATCCTAAGCAGCAGCGTGCATTAATGACTGTTGCTCAGGAAGTCTTGTATGGAGGAGCTGCCGGTTCTGGCAAGAGTTACATGATGCGTGTGTTAGCCATTATCCTCTGTATGGAAGTGGCTAATATTAAAGTGTTCCTGTTTCGACGGATGTATAAGGAATTATACATCAATCACGTGTACTCACCAGACGGTTTTCTGGTGATGTTAAAGCCATTCATTGATGCTGGCGAAGTCACTTTCAACAAATCTGATGGCGTCTTTAACTTCTTCAATGGTGCACAGATTTATTTATGTCATGCTCAGCATGAGAATGACATAAATGCATACCTTGGAGCTGAGATCCACTGCTTACTGATTGACGAAGCTACTCAGTTCACTGAGAAGATGATTCGATTTATCCGTACTCGGGTTCGCTTAGGCGGCCTTCCATTACCAGATCGCTGGAGGAAGTTACTGCCAAAGATTATCTATGGCACAAACCCTGGTGGAGTAAGTCACTCTTACTTCAAGCAGGGGTTTGTCTCTCATGGTGAAGGTCATGTGTTCAAGGCCCCAGTTCAAGATGGGGGTATGTCAAGAGAATATGTACCTGCTAAATCAGGTGAAAACATCGTAATGATGCGTAATGACTCCGCTTATGGAGAACGTATCATGGGTCTGGGCGATGATCGATTAGCTCAGGCATATCTCGATGGTAACTGGGATTTGGAAGAAGGTGCAGCATTCTCAGATCTCTGGGATTCGAATGTACACATACTGGATTCCATAGTCATTCCAAGAACATGGCGTATTGACCGTTCACATGACTATGGCTACTCTGCACCTGGCGCAACTATCTGGACAGCTGAAAGCGATGGTACTCGTGCTATCATCAATGATAGATACATAGTACTGCCAAGAAAATCAATTGTCATTATCAGCGAACAGTATTTCGCTGATAAAGAAGATAAGGGTTTGCGCCTACTGCCATTCGAACTTGGTCAGCGTATGCATGATCATGAGCAGAATAACAGTTTGCGTATGCGTACAGAGGCTGGACCTGCTGATACCTCTATCTTCGACAAGGATAAAGGTATGGCTAGTATCCACGATAACTATGTCAAGAAAGGCATACGATTCACAAAGGCTGATAAGAGGCCAGGTAGTCGTGAAAGAGGTTTTGTACTGACACGTCAGAGACTAAAGGCTACAGCTACCAGAAATATGGAGCAGCCATGGATGTTAGTCATGAGAACATGTGTGCATACAATTTCTCAGTTACCAGAACTGCCAATCAGTGCAGAAAATCCTCAGGACGTGGATTCTGCTGCAAATGATCACATATATGATGCTGTTCGATATAGAGTATTGAAGAGCATGTTAACTGCAGGTACAGCCGCCGTTCAAGGCACTTGAGGCAATCATGGCAAAAGACATCAAGCAATTCGCCCATCCAGATTATCTTGCTCATATCGATGCATATGAGAAGATTCGTGATTGCTTCAAAGGCGAAGATGCAATCAAGGCCAAGGGTGTCAAGTACTTGCCACAACTGTCTGGTCAGCAACGCCCTGATTATGACAATTACAAGTACCGTGCACTGTTCTTTCCAATTACTGGCAAGACTTGCACGTCGATGGTTGGCATGGCTACAACCAAGCCACCAAAGACTACCTATCCAGATCTGATGAAGCCGTTCTTCATCGATACAGAACAGAATTACCAATTCACAGAATTCTATGTGAGCATCTTCACAGAGGTGATTCTGATGGGTCGCCACGGTGTTCTGATCGATGCTCCAGAAGTAGATGATATGTCTGCACAACCAGTGCCATGTCCTTACATCGCTGAGAACATCATCAACTGGGAAGAGAATGAGCACACTGGTCAACTCACAATGCTGTTGCTTCGTGAGATGGAACGTGTCAAAGTGCCGAATGACAAATTTGCCACAACCATTGAGACTCGCTATCGCCACTGCTTCATAGACACAGATGGTGTCTACAAAGTAGAAGAGTTAGATGACGAACTGAATGTGGTGAAAGCTGCAGCTGCACCTGTGTTCAGTGGTTCAACCATCAACTTCATCCCATTCACTTGCTATGGAGCATCAGGCATTCACATGAGTGTCGACAAGCCTCCAATGCAAGACATTTCGACCATCAACATCTCTCACTATCTGACAAGTGCTGACTTGGAATGGGGTCGCCACATTGTCGGTCTACCAACTCCAGTTGTGTCAGGTGTGGATTCAGGCACTCAACTCAAGATTGGTGGCACTGCAGCATGGATTCTTCCAGTTGTGGAAGCCAAGGCTTACTATCTGGAATTCTTGGGTCAAGGCTTACAATCACTTGAAAAGGCTATGACTGACAAGGTTGGTCTGATGGCCAGCATATCTGCACGACTAGTGGATAATTCCACACGTGGCTCTGAAGCTGCAGAAACTGTCCGTCTCCGTTATATGAGTGAATCTGCGTCACTCATTCACATCATCGGTGCTGTGGAAAACGGTGCTAACATGATGTACAACATGCTCTCGAACCTCATGAAAGCTGGCGGTGAAGTCTCCGTCAAGTTCTCTAAGGAGATTCTGGGAGTTGGCATCACCTTCAAGGATCTGTCGGTGATGTTTGAAGCGTACCTCAATGGCTCCATCAGTAAGGAGACATTGCTGTACAACCTCCGTCGTCTGGATGCAATTGATCCTGAGCGTACGGATGCACAGGAACTGGCTGCCATGAAGGAACCACCTCCACTGCCAGATCCTAACAAGAAGCCTGCTGCCACCCCGGCGCCTGCCGCGCCATAACCAAGGAAGATGATCATGGGTCTGAAATTCAAAGTCGCAACTCTCGCTGAGATTCCAGAAGCTATTCGCAGCATGTACAAGCAAGAAGGCAGTGAATACGTGCTCGATGTCGAAGGTGCTGTGGACAAGACGAAGATCGATGAGTTCCGTACCAACAACATTGCTCTTCAGCAACAGTTGGACAAGCTCAAGGATGTCGATCCTGTCAAGTACCGTGAGCTGATGGATCTGGATCGCAAGGTCAAGGAAAAGCAACTCATCGAAGCTGGCAAGGTCGACGAAGTGGTGAATCTGCGTGTGGAGTCCATGCGTACAGAACTGACCACCCAGATCACTGAAAAAGACAACGCTCTGACGGTCGCCAACAAGCAGTTGGCGATTCTGATGATCGATCGTCAAGTTCAGGCTGAAGCGGTCAAACTGGGCATTCTGCCGACGGCGATGGACGATATCCTGCTGCGCGCCCGTGCCTTGTATACCATGGAAAACGGTGTGCCAGTTCCGAAGAGCACAGATGGCAAGATCATCTATGGCAAGGATGGTTCGACACCTATGCCAATGAACGAATGGGTGCTGTCGCTGAAGAAAGCAGCTCCACATCTGTTTGCAGGATCCTCAGGGTCTGGCGCAGGTGGTGGAACTCGTGCAGGGCACATTGACATGTCCAAAGCCTCTCCACTCGAGAAGATCAACGCGGGTTTGGCGGCTGGTGGTCTGATGGGTACCCTGCCAGGGGAGACTCAGTAACCATGAATACCCCTGATCAAAGGGGTGTACAAAGGTCCTCGGGTATATTATAATGTACCCATGATGAAGTTCCGGGGTCCAGGACTTCACGAGCGCAAGCTGGCTCATTACTGACTTCTTGGTAAGAGGTCAGGAATGCGCAGGACCCTCCGGTGGAGGGGAATTGACGCACACGGTCGATTTTTCTTCATCGGAGTTCATCCATGGCTTCTCTCACCCTCGTCGAAGCAGCGAAGATTCAACAGAATCCGCTGATCGCTGGTATCATCGAATCGATCGTCACGGTCAATCCGATGTACCAGATTCTCCCGTTCGATCAGATCGTCGGCAATGCACTTCTGTACACGCGTGAGAACGCGATCGGCGGTGTGGCTCCGATCGGTACTGGCGGCGGCAGCAACACCATCCCAGCAGCGGCCAAGACGCCCGCAACCTTCACACCGGTGACGACGCCTCTCAAGGCTCTGATCGGTGATGCGCTGGTCGATCACTTCATCGAAACCACGATGGGCACCCAGAACAGCCAGCGCGGCGTTCAGGTGATGTCCAAGGCGAAGGGACTCGGTCGCGAGTACCAACGCCAGTTCATCCTCGGCGACAGCTCGGTCGATCCGCTGGAGTTCGATGGCCTCGAGAAGCTGATGCCCACGGCACAGACGATCGACGGCGGCGGCTCCGCCAGCACGACAGGCTTCACCCTCGACCTGCTGGACGAACTGATCAGCTCGATCAAGTCCAAGGACGGTCAAGTCGACTTCCTGATGGCGCATGACATTGCCATCCGCAAGTACATGGGCCTGCTGCGTGCTTCGGGCGGTGCGACCATCAACGAAGTGAAGACCATCACGCTCGGCAACGGCATGACTCAAGAGGTCATGTACTACCGCGGCATCCCGATGTACCGCAATGACTGGATCCCGGTCGTGGGCACAACCACCAAGGTCACCGACATCTATGCCGGTTGCTTCGATGACGGCTCGCGCAAGGTCGGTCTGTCGGGCCTCACGAGCGCTGTGCAATCCGGCATCTTCGTAACGAACGTCGGCGAAGCCGAAGACACCAACGACACGATCACACGTCTGCGGTTCTACAGCTCGATGGCGATCTTCAGCGAACTCGGCATCGGCAAGATCAACGACGCCCGCGTGTTCGGCCCAGCAGCCTAAGTAGGCTAGCCGTGGCGATCGTTGTAATTAGCGATCCGCTTGACACCTCGGCCAACTCATACGTGAGTGTGGCTGAGGTGTTAGCATACCTCACGGACCGTGTCAGCAATGATGCGTTCCGTGTGGCCTGGACTCGTCTCTCCGACGACCAGAAGAATCGCTATGTTGTGAATGCCACACGCTCACTTGACACCATGACAACATGGATCGGTGAGCGCTACTGGTACAAGCAACTCAACGATTGGCCACGGTCCAATGCTTGGTTTGACGGGTTCCTCATCGACAGTGATGAGGTGCCTGTGCGAATCAAGGAAGCCACAATCGAATTCATAATGTGGCAGATGGAGAACAACAACGTTGTCTCCACAGGCGAGAACGCCCAGTTCGACAAGATCAAGATTGGCCCGATTGAAATCGACTTCAATGAGAAAGTCGGTGGCACTCCGAACAAGTACTTCCCAGACATCATTGCCTACCTGTTAGAAGGGTACGGTACTCTGAACAACCCAGATTTGCCTGGTGCAAATCGGTTGAAGCAGGTCAAGTTATTCCGTGCTTAAGACACAGATCTTAAATGCGGTGAAGGCCGCCAAATCATCGCTTGGTGATTTGGTCATAGTGGTCAAGCATGTGAAACGTGGTGCTGCAGTACATGTGCCAGGTACGCCAACAACGTATCCAGAAACATTGACTGACGCATCCATTGTGATTGTCAAGTACGACAGTAAAGAGGTCGATGGCCAGCGAATTCTTGCATCTGATTGGAAGGGATTAGTGTTCCCTGAAGATGGGATGCATCCAATGCCAAATGACATTATCCGAGTTCCTGATGGACTTACTGATATCGCTTCTGGCGATTATCGTGTCTTGGATAATGACCAAGTGATGGCCGGCGATACTGTAGCTCTACACCAATTGCAATTGCGGAAGACATGATCTTTGTTACAACCAATTCGCCTGACTGGCCTACAGAAGACCAGTTAAACGAATTGGCTGAAGAGCAGATCAAAGAGTTCACGGGCGACCTGTTCCGTGCGGCAGTTAAATTTTCACCTGTTTATACAGGCTCATTCAGAGCTAGTTGGCGGGTATCATTTAACATCCCACGTGACGACGTGACTACTAGAGATAATCCAGCCGTCCCAATCCGTGGTGCTAGTTTTCGTTGGCCTAAAGGCTTCAAACTTGGGGACACTGTCATTGTCTCAAACAATCAGCCTTATGCTGAGCGTCTTGAGAATGGATGGTCTAACCAGGCACCTTTAGGTGTACTCAGTCTTGCAATTGCATCTGCATATCTCAAATGAAATTTGCTCAAGTTCAGCAAAGCATTGAGGAATATATACAGGCGCAATGGACTGCGACTCAAGTTGCATTCGATAACTCAGGATTCAATTCAGATCTGTATGATCAGTATCTGCGTTGTAATGTGTTATTTGGTGAAGGCCGTAAGCGCACAGTTACTGTAGGTTGCTACAGACAAATTGGCGTCTTAATGCTGACAGTATTTGTAAAGCCTGCCGTTGGAAGAGCTAGGCTGTTAGACCTGGCAAATATAGCTGCGACATTGGTTACAGATGTAAGAGTGGGTGCAACGCTTCCATTGGTAGCACCTGTTGTGAACCTGAAAGTTCCAGATCTAATCCTTGACAACACGGAACGATCTGGCTGGGTGCAAGCTAATGTTAGCAGCCCATTCTACTACGATTGGAGTACTTGATCATGTCGTCAGCTGACCTCACCGTTCTGCGTGCCGTTGAAGAATACGTCATCGGAACCACACCTACTTCTGTCAAGGCCGTTGGCTTCCTGACATTCTCGGCTCAACCAGCCGACGCAGACACCGTCACGATCAATGCGAAGGTCTACACCTTCCAAACGACTCTGACGAACGTCGATGGCAACATCAAGATCGGCGCTGCTGTCAAGGACACCATTGCCAATCTATTCAATGCGATCAATCTGTCCGGCGGCGTGCCTGGTACGGATTACGCAGCTGCTACAACCATCCACCCAACGGTCGATGCAGTGGATCGCTCCACCACAGTGCTGATGGTGAGAGCCAAGACCGGTGGCACTGGCGGCAATGCATTGACGACCACAGAGTCTGGCGCCAACACAGCTTGGGGTGGAGCTACTCTGAGCGGCGGTGCAGCAGGAACACCACTGCAACAGATTCGCTATACCGGCGAGTCTCTCAACTACAACATCGAGAACACACAGAGCGAAGAACTCCGTCCGGACCGTGTTGAGACGGACCTGGTGCAAACCTCTGCCAGCGGCGGTGGTGACATCAACTTCGAACTGTCGTATGGCACGTTCAAGGAATTCCTGGCATCCATCTTCTGCAGCCACTGGTTGCCGGCGACAGGTGGAAACGAAGAGCTGCGGAACGGCATCTACCTCCGTCCCTGGACTGTGCAGAAGCACTTCCAAGACATGTCGCCACAGCAGTTCCACAACTACCGTGGCTGTGCATTCGAAGGCATGTCGCTCCAGATGGAGATCGGTTCCATCGTCAAGGGCGCATTCACGCTGACGAGCTTCGGCCTCGATCCAGCTCTGGGCGTTGTGACTTCTCAACTGGCTGGCGCTACATTCCCAGCGGTGTCCACCACGACACCGATGAATGCGGTCACCAACATCCAGAACTTCGCGATCGATGGTGTGCCATACACCGGCTGCATCAGCAAGCTCTCGTTGCAGTTCAAGAACAATGTGCGTGCGATCCAGTGTATCGGGTCGTTGGCTGCACGTGACATGAAGCTGGGCACTCTCGAAGTGACCGGTGAAATGGAGTTCTACTTCAACGAAGGCTCGAACTACACCAAGTTCGTGCAAGGTACCGAGTTCGACTTCAGCTTCGATCTGACTGACGATGCTGGCAATACGTACACAGTCACGTTGCCACGTTGCAAGTTCGAGACAGGTGAGGTCGTTGCAGGTGGTCGGAACTCCGACGTGATGTTCGCATCCCAGTGGCGCGGGCTTTATGACGGCACTACCGACCGTGTCGTTCACTTACTGGCCAATCCGGCATAATCAAAATGTTTCAAATAGATGCTGACCTTTCGTCGCTGGAATCTGGTGTCTGGGAAGAATATCAGGGCTCAAAGTTCCTGATTGCCCACATCTCGAACTCCAAATTCCAGCGAGCTCTCGCCAAGTACCAACTGCCGCATCGTCGCAAGATCGCAGAGGGTACGCTCGATCCGGAGAAGAACAAGGAAATCGTGGCACGTGCCATGGCTGATGGTGTTCTTCTGGGCTGGGACAATGTCATCGATGCCAAGAAGCAGCAAGTGCAGTACACTCCTGCACTTGCTTACCAGGCCTTGATGCGTGACCCAGAATTCCGTGACTTTGTCTCGGAATACGCCATGGCGATGACCAACTTCAAGTCCGCGGAAGTGGATGAGGTGGGAAAGCCTTAAAGGATTGGGTCTCTTGGAACCATGAGTGGGGTGCACAGCTTGATAAACTCAAGTTGATAGAGGAGAATACAGGCATCACCCCCTCAGCGTTACTAAGTCAACCCAAGCTTGACGCAATTGGTCAGGAGATAGTTACAGCGTATAACTGTCTTGCATCTAGACGCACATTTGGGTTTGGTCCTAATCCTATTCAACTCACAGAAATCCAATGTTATCTTGAGTTGTTTGGGCCGCCATCCATAGGCTTAGAGGTTTTCATAGAGCTTCTAGGTGTGATGGATATCCACTACATAGAGTTGGCGAACGATGGCAACAAATCTGCAAGTAAACGCCCAAACGGGCCAAGCAGTAGGCGCGTTTAACCAACTCGCCACTGCTATTGCAGGAGCACGTGGTCAGTTCCAGCAACTGACCACGGCCATCAACAATAGTAATGCAGCATCAGGCCGTCTCGGCTCAACCATGCTGAGGAATGTAGACTCTGCATTCCAAATCCTCTCCAAATCAATCAGTGCAGTTCTCACAGGCTTGAGCCTGATGGGAGCTGGCATCGAATTCGTCTTCTCGTCCATTCTTAAAGAGGTGGACAAGTTGCAAGGATTCAATGCCATAATGTCGGTTACTACGAAGTCCGCAGGCGAGGCAGCTGGTGCGTATGACTTCTTACGTAGGACTGCAGATCGATTAGGTATACAGTTTGATTCACTAACTAGCAATTACGCCAAGTTAGTAGCCTCATTGCCTGAGGGCAATGACAGACTTAAGATTGCTGAAAAGACATTCTTAGGTATTGCGATGGCAGCCCGCACGTTGCACTCCAGTAATCAGGACGTGCAGCTGATGTTCTATGCAGTCACACAGATTGCATCCAAGGGTGTTGTGTCGATGGAAGAACTCCGTCGGCAATTAGGTGAAAAGTTACCAGGCGCGCTGAATATTGCAGCTCGTGCCTTCAACACTACACCTGAACTGCTTGAAGCGGCTATCAGAAAAGGGGCTGTGAACTCTCAGAAGTTCTTAGCTGGATTCAGTGATGAACTGATCCGCACATTTGGAGATTCTTCAAAGAAGGCTTCCGAAAGCTTATCTGCAGCCGTAAATCGGTTAACCAATGTCTGGGTCGACTTCGTCAAAGAAATCCTAGATTCTGGTGCAGGTCAGGCAATTGTCAACGTGTTCGATGCGCTTCGTGAGAAGCTCAGTGATCCATACCTGATTTCAAGATTCTCTGAACTGATCAAGTCACTTGCAGACAGATTCACTGAGTTTGTCAACAAGTTATCTGCTGATGACATTCGCACAGGTTTCGATACCTTCAGCCGATTCATAGATATTGCAGTAAATACTTTTGGCAAGTTGAT